GTGCAGATCCCTTCTTCACAATTACAGAACAATCCTTTGAAGGTAAGTGGAAAGTAATCGTCTTCTATCCAAAAGATTTCACTTTTGTGTGTCCGACTGAAATCGTCGCATATGACAAATTATTCCAAGATTTTGAAGATCGTGATGCTGTTCTACTGACTGGTTCTACAGATAACGAATTCTGTAAAGTTGCATGGCAAACTCATCATGAAGATTTGAAGAAAATTCGTCATATTCAATTTGCAGATCAAATTCGAATGGAGTACTATGATGAAGAATCTGGTAGATACTTCTGTGGTCTTGCTGATCAATTGGGCGTTCTGACTAAAGATGGTGTTGCTCTTCGTGCGACATTCATCGTTGATCCTGATAATGTGATTCAACATGTGACTGTAAACAATCTTGATGTTGGTCGTAGTCCCGATGAAACTCTGCGAATTCTTGACGCACTTCAAACTGGTGAACTATGTGCGTGTAATCGTAAAATTGGAGGAGAAACTCTATGAGTTGGGTAGATCAACTAAAAGAAGCCCTGCCTGAGTATGCTAAAGACACGAAACTGAATCTGGATGCTGTGGTCAATCGCAGCACTCTGGATAAAGAAGTTGCACATGGTTGTGCATTAGCAGCAGCCATGTCAACAGGTAATGGTAAACTTGTTTCGTTTATTCAAGCAAGCATGGCAGCAGAAGGTATTGATGTAAATCCGCCTCTGATTGCCGCTGCTATCATGGCACAAAACAATGTTTGGTATCCTTATGTTGAAATGGTAGACGATGAAAACCTTAAAGGTCTTCCGGCTCAACTCAGAATGAATACTATTGCGTCACATGGCGGAACTACAAAGTTGAACTTTGAAGCGTTCAGTCTTGCGGCTTCGATTGTTGGTAAGTGTCATTTTTGTGTGAAGGCACATTATGAAACATTGAAGAAAGAAGGCATGACTGTTGAACAATTGCGTGATATTGGGCGTATCGCAGCAGTTGTAAATAGTCTAGCAAAAGTACTAAATAGCTAAATAAAAAATGGTTGGTAGAACCATTCAAAACTACCACACACTACACACACAGGAGAAAACTATGTCAAACATGACACCCTTTGAAATTCGTCTTGATTTATTGAAAATGGCGCAAGCCATGCTTGAACAGGACTATTACGGTAAGCGAGAACAAATTTCCAACGATTGGCAAGTAAAAGTTGAAAATGCTCGTCACGCCGGTTCCAACCCGCCAGAACATCCTGGCTTTCCACCATATCCCACCGAAAACGACATAATCACTAAGGCACAAATCCTTAATGGTTTCGTTTCAAACATTTCCGTAGATAAACCAAGCAAGAAATCTACTTCATAGGGATCGAGGCGACTTTGTTCGCCTTCTAACTTAGAAAAGGAGAAATAATGCTACGCATTTTTCTAGCAACAATTTGTATTGCTATTGCAAGTTCTGTTTTGTATTATAGTCATTCAATGGCTAATACGATGCGGCGAGATATGCCGATCAACATTTCATATCATGATCTGGCAGAATCAACAAAGAAAGAGATTGATTGTCTAGCAGAAAACATCTATTTCGAATCCGCACATGAACCGACTACTGGCAAAATCGGTGTCGCTTTTGTCACAATCAATCGCACAAAGTCTGATTGGTTTCCAGATAGTATTTGTTCTGTAGTGAAACAGCGAACGAAAAATGTTTGCCAGTTTTCTTGGTATTGCGAATCCGGACCAAAACAAAAGTCTGCCAATAAAGTCTTGACAAAGACCAACAATTCGTTATATAATGATATTCGTGAACTAGCAGTGAATGTTTACATGAATCATGAGAAGATGAAGGATCCCACTAAAGGTGCTTTATTCTATCATGCGGATTATGTAAACCCACGCTGGCCAAATATGGAACGAACCGCAGTAATTGGTCGGCACATTTTTTACAACAAGAGAGGTTTAGCATGAAAGAGTTTATAAGCATTTTCAATTCGGCGTTTTGGTTTGGTTTGTCTGTTACTGTAATTGCTGTTGCCGGTATTTGGGGTATTGTAAATTACACAACCACAAGCAATGAACTGATGGCACAAAACATCGAAACAGCAATTAGCAAGGGGCTTGATCCGTTGTCTGTTCGTTGCTCATACGCACACAGCATGGATAATATTTGTGTAGCATACGCAGCATCTAGAAAATAAACAAGGAGATATATTATGGCAGTACAGCAAATGGCAGTAAATGTTCTTTCTAATCCTAAAGACCGTGAAAAACTTCTGGGCGTTCTCAGTGAATGCTCAGATGCGATGACTCGAATCGCAGCAGAGAAAGACTTGATCAAAGAAGCAGTGAAGGATATTTGTGAAGATTTGGAACTACCTAAGCGACTCGTGAATAAAATGGTCAAGGTATATCACAAACAGAGTTACGACGAAGAAGTTGCGACACATGAACAATTTGAAACTCTCTATGAAACGGTGGTGAAATAATGAAATTTACTCTGACATGCGATGATGGTTATACAAAAGTCACTCATGAATTTGAAAATGAATATCTGTATGATGTTATCGAAAAAATCGAATTGTTTTTGAAAGGTGTCGGTTTCATTATTGATGGTAAACTGATTGTTGAAGACAAACCATCTCTTGACGAATTCAAGATTGATTTGACTGGATTTGATGATACATATGATGAACCAGGTGGTTCCGCATTTGATCCGATTATCCGTGAACATGAAGGTCTGTTGGATTTGTATCCCAATATGATGACAGTCGATTTGACTGGTTCTTCAGTACAAACTGAAAAGACACCATGCTCTAACTATTGTAATTGTGGTAAAAGCAATGCCAAGTAAAGAAGAAATGAAAAAGTTTGCTTATGCCATCGATTCGTTGGTGGCGAATACAGACTATAATTACATTGAAGCAATTGTAGAATACTGTAAGCAAACTGGACTTGAAATCGAAGTAGCGGCATCACTTATCAATAGCAATCTAAAGAAAAAGATTGAAGGTAATGCGATGGATTTGAACATGTTGAAAGTAAAGGATGCGAAACTGCCCATATGAGCGTTACAGGTTATGAAGCCTTTGGTCTATATCAAGCAATCAAACTTCATTTCACCACAGATTCATATGACTTCATCAAGTATGGCGGCAAGAGCAAGATATCTGTAGAAGCATTTGAAAATCGCAAAGACAAGTACCAGTTTTATAAACTGTCTCGTCGTTTACAATCTAAAGATGAACTGATTGATTTTCTTGTCGCCAATTTTGTCACGAATGATACGATATGGGTCGGTGATCTTCTTGAAGACCAATCTGAAGCAGTGTATCGTCAACGACAAAAGGTGATTCAAAGTCTGACATATACTTTTCAGAATGATTGTGATAAGATTTTTGGTGGTGTAGACAATCCCAATCAAGTTTTGCAAAGTGAAGATGGCGACTATCCAAAGTTACTGACGATGACTTTGCGTAAAGAGATTGAACTTGAAACTCTCTGCATACTGAATAAACTTCTTGGTTTCTTGCCGATGTGGGATAAGAAAATTACAGATACTATTCGATATCCACAGTTTTCTCGTAAGATACGAAAGTACACCCCATTCATTCAATTCAACCAAGACAAGTTCAAAACGATACTGAAGTCTGCCACACTACGTCAACAACATACGATATAATTTATACACTATGAAAAACGACATTATTATTTACTTAGACCTTGATGGTGTGCTTGCCGATTTTGACAAGCGATATTTCCATCTGTTCAACGAAACTCCCGGCGAAACTCGTGACAAGAAAAACTTCAATCCAAACTGGAAAACATTTGTTCTTGGAAAAAACTTCGAGAGCTTAGATTGGTTTCCTGGCGCACAAGACCTGTTGCAATACGTTTCGGATCTTGGTGTGACTGTTGAAATTCTATCGTCATCTGGTGGCGAAAGATTCCAAGGTGAAGTAACAGCACAAAAACTGAAATGGTTAGCAGATCATGGCATTCATTTCAAAGCAAACATAGTCCCTGGTCGTAAACTCAAAAAGAACTATGCACACACACATGCGATTCTGATTGATGATACACCAGATGTTATTGAAGATTTCAATCGTGCAGGAGGTAACGGTATTCTTCATACTTCATTTGATGATACACTACCGAAACTGAAACGCATACTTGAAAAGTTGCATACATAGTAGTAGTATATTATGCATATGTGGACAATCCGTAATACAATTACATACTCCGTTATACGAAAGGAAATACAATGAGTAGTTTTGCAAATCTCAAGCGTGGTGGTTCTTCTTTTGACAAACTCAAGAAGTCTATCGAAGCCACAACTCAAACAGCAGAAGCAGGTTCACGAGATGACACCCGTTTCTGGACTCCCGATGTAGATAAAGCAGGTAACGGAATGGCAATCATTCGTTTTCTTCCTGCACCCGCAGCAGATGGTGATGATGGTCTTCCATGGGTTCGTGTTTTCAATCACGGTTTCCAAGGACCAGGTGGATGGTTGATTGATAACTGTCTGAACACTATCAATGAAAAGTGTCCTGTCTGCGAACATAACTCTACTCTGTGGAATTCTGGAATTGAAGCAAACAAAGATATCGTTCGCAAACAAAAACGCAAGCTATCTTACATTGCCAACATCATGGTTATTTCTGATCCTAAGCATCCAGAAAACGAAGGTCAAATCAAACTGTTCAAGTTCGGTAAGAAAATCTTTGATAAAATCAGTGAAGCAATGAATCCAGAGTTTCCTGATGAAGAACCAATGAATCCGTTTGACTTCTGGACTGGCGCAAAC